AAATAGTTGTATGAGCAATATATTTGGATACACAACAGTCAATCAATCATATACTAGTAAAACGCTTTCTGGCCTTGAATTGGCAAAGCAGGATCTATTAAATCATTTTAAAATTCGCAAAGGCGAGAAATGGACTGACCCTGAATTTGGAAGTAACTTAGAACTATATGTGTTTGATCCATTAGATCAGCAAACACAAGATGCTATTGAAGAAGAAGTCAATGCAATAATAAATTACGATCCTAGATTCGAAGTAAACGATTCAGATATAAGAGTTGTACACGACACACATTCGGTAACAGTTAATGTAAAACTAACTTACTTACCAGAAACAACTGCAACAGAGTTGCAGATTAAATTCGACAAAGAATTTATAGAAAACGCAGAGTTTTAATTATGGCACAGAAATCAAGACAAAATAAACTATTTGCGGCAGAGGACTTTACAGTAATCTATGAATCATACATCAATGCAAACTTTCAAGCATTTGACTTTGATACTATTAGAACTGCAATGGTTGACTATGTACGCAACAATTACCCAGAGAACTACAATGACTGGGTTGAATCAGCTGAATTTGTATCACTACTAGATGTAGTTGCACAGTTTGGACACAACTTAGCATATCGAGTAGATATGAATGCAAGGAATAACTTTTTAAGTACTTCCCAAAGACAAGAGAGTGTTTACAAATTAGCAGAATTTTTAGGTTATCAACCAAGACGCAATGTGCCAGCGTACGGTGAGATGAAAGTAATTAGTATTAAAACAAATGAAAGTGTTATCGGCAGTGACGGAACAAGTTTAGGTGGACGAGATATTAAATATGAAGTTTCAAATAATGTTAACAACTTAGATGACTTTATTACTGTGTTAAACTCTATCCTACAGAACAGCAATCATTATGGTAGTCCAAAAAAGTCAGTAGTAATTAATAATATAAAAACAGAATTCTATGATATTAATAATACTCCTAATCAAATTAAATTTGATACACTAGGATCAGTAGCAGGAACATCATCCTCGTTTGATATCATAAGCAGTGACTACGACAATGACTTAAGAACATTTACAGAAAAATCTCCAGACCCAGAAGGAAGTTTTGGAATATATTTTAAAGATGATGGCAAAGGAATGAACAGTGCTAGTACTGGATTCTTCTTTGGTGTTAAACAAGGAACATTGCAATACCAGGATTATAATATTTCTAATCCAGTTGATTCTACATCATTGGATGTTGATGCTAAAAATGTTAACAATACAGACATATGGGTACAAAATATTAATGCCACTGGTAACATTGTTAAAGAGTGGACCAAAGTTAAAGATGTAAACAGTAATGTAATATACAACAACTTAACAACAGGTCAGCGAGATATATTCAGTGTCAAGACAAGAGAAAACAATCAAGTATCTATTTTATTCCCTGATAGCACATTTGGTAATCTACCAAAAGAAGCTATTAGAGTATGGTACAGAACAAGTGCCAACAGTACATACATATTGAGACCAGATGATCTTCCAACTAAAAAAGTACAAATAAATTATACTGGTATTGACGGTAATACATATACTGCTGTATTTGTTATACAAATTAAACAACCAATATCAAATGCAAGCTCAAATGAGAGCTTAGACGAAATTAGAGAAAACGCTCCAAGAAACTATGCTAGTCAAGATAGAATGATTACAGCACAAGACTACAATACAATGTTAGGTAACAGTAATGGTAGCGTATTAAAAATTAAAAGTGTTAACAGAACATTTAGTGGACACAGTAGATATTCAAAGTTTATTGATCCTACAGGAACATACACTAACCTATACCTAACAGGTAAAGATGCAGAAATAGAATGGAAAGAAAATGTACAAGAGTTTTCTACATCGTCTACTGAAAATGCAAAACAAATATTTGAAAAGTATATTAAAAACATTTTAAACAATGACGAGCTTGTAAATTTATATTACACAAGATATAGAAAACATTTTGTTAATCTTGCAGTTGCAATAGGCCACTTTGATGGTTCAGTATCTGCTGGAGACACTACAGAAACTGTAGAAGCAGCATCAACATATACTTGGAATACTAATAGTAATACTGCAAGTAATATTTTAAATGGTTACTTTACTGATGCATCAAATGTTATTAAACGCATAGGTGCTACAGTTACAGCAGACTATACACAATATATTACACCAGGTGCAATGATTAAATTTAGAAAACCAGATAATACATTTCAGTGGGCAAAAGTAGTTAGTATGGTCGGACATGGACTAGGAATAGAAGGTACAGGAAGTAATGCTGGACAACCAACTGGTAAGAAAGCAGACGGCACGGGTGCTGTAGTATTAGATGCCGGAATTATAACAGGTAGTACTATTGAAATTATATATCCTGCGTTATCTAAGAAATTTTCTGCAAGAGAGCAAGAATTAATCATAGACATGATAGAATCAAAAAGACAGTTTAGTTTAAAATATACACCAGCAACCAAAGAATGGGGAGCAGACTTTCAGCCAACAGACAACGATTGGGCAAGCGATTACCCTACAAACTTTTATCCATCCAATGACAGTTGGATTATATTCTTTGACTGGACAAGCATATCGTATAACATTTACTTAAGAACATTGGGATTTGAATTTAAAAGCGACACAGTGTCTTTGGGAAATATCAAAAATGAATTAGATATAGGAAACTATACAAAGAAAGCAAAAAGAGATGTTATTACTATGTTAGGAACAGATGGTACAAACATAACTAACACAGGAACATTTTTTGTATATGGTTATAATGTTACAGGAAGCAACAGTGATTATAAATTAACACTTGTTGATAGTAATGCTGATAGCAGACCTGATAATCCTGATGTATTCAGAGAAGTAGTAGGCACAACAAATGATAACACAAACAGTTCATTAAAAGCAACAGATAGTATTCCGGTAAACTTTCAATGGGAACATATTGCTACAGATAACCAAGTAGTGGATCCTAGCTTTACTAATATTATTGATGTGTTTGCATTATCAACTGCATACGATACAGAATACAAAAATTATTTAAACGATGCAATTTTAACAGAACCAACACCACCTACTAGTTTCCAACTAGGATCGCAGTTTTCTAGTATTACTGGTAAAAAGGCAGTAAGTGATACTATTGTTTATAAACCAGTTAAGTACAAGCCGGTGTTCGGAGAACATGCTGAGTCACATCTTAAAGCAAGATTTAGAATAATTAAATTGTTTGGCTCAAACATTACTGACAGTGATTTAAAATCAAAAACAGTAACAGCTATAAAAAGTTTCTTCGATTCAAGCAATTGGGAGTTTGGTGAAACATTTTACTTTACAGAACTAGCTGCATATGTACACAAGGAACTAGCTGGCGTACTAAGTAGTTTTGTTATTGTACCGCAAGGAGCAGGAAGTGTATTTGGAGACATGTTTGAATTTACTCCAAACAGTGATGAACTTATTATACCAGATGTGAATGTAAATGATATAGATATTATTACAAATATTACAGACGCAAACATTAAAGCAGGAAGTTAATAAATGGCTAAGAAAAGAGCAGGACAGCAAAAAGTCAATAGTGTAAAATCTAGTAATTTTTTACCTAATGTATTTCAAACAGAACTTAACAAGAGTTGGTTAGATAGTACATTAGACCAAATGGTTTCCAAAGGACCATTAGAAAATATACACGGATACATTGGAAGTAAAAACGGAAAAGTATCAGTTGCAGGTGATGATTATTTAGAAAACAAAGAAACTAAAAATCAACTAAAGCCAGGACTTTTTTCGTACAACAAACAACAAGAATTAACCAATGCAATTACATTCGATGACATTGCAAATTCTATTAACTCTAATTTTGCTACTTATAACTATAACTCAGCATACTCATCTAATAGATATACATTTAACCCACCAATTAACATTGACAAATTTATTAACTATACCAACTATCGTTGGGTACAAGAATTACCGGTATACGAAAGTATATGGACGGGTGCAAGTAAGAATCCAAAAACAGATATAGAAAATGGTAAGTCAACACTAGTAGATGATAACAATACATTTACAATTGAAAATAATATGCTTATTAAGTTTACTGGTGCAGGATGGGATTCAAGTGTTTTAAACAAAACATATATAGTAGCAGGCTCAGTTAGCAAGCACAAGTTGTATGAATACATAGATGAAAATGGTACCAGAGTATATAACAATACCGTAGACCATACTGAAAATACTGACGGTGTATGGTGGAATAGAATATTACACAATGCAGAATTAAACACAAGTTACAGTGGTTCTCCAGAACAATTAGTATCAGCGTATAACACAACAGCAAGTAATAGATTGCCATACTTTGACGGATTTAACTTTCCACAACTAGAGTCTAACAGTACACAGCTTATTAAAAATACTCTTGTAAGATTTACAGGTGGATGGACGCACACAGGTATAACAAACAGTACTGATATATTTTCTTTAACAGTAGATGATGTTACAGGCAATATAACGATAGCGGCTGCAACTGCTGACGAGATAGCATCAGCAAACACAACACTATCACCAGATAACAATTTAATGTATGATGAAGGCTATGCAGTAGATCCACAAAAAGATTATATTGTAATTGCAAAAGAAGATTCCGGACAAACTGCATGGAGTAGAGCCAACCATTGGGTTAACATCAGTACAATTAAAAAACTACAAGAACTGATACCTACATACGATTTTACAGAAGTTAAAAACATTAAAAGAAAAGCACAACGACCTATTATAGAATATAATGCAGAACTACACTTATGGGACACGCAAACAAAAACAAAAATTAATCAGTATCCTTTGTACAAATTCTTTAACACAGAAGGCGAAGCACTTGAAGGTGGATGCAATAAATCATTTACAGGTGATAAGATTTTTGGTTACAAAGAAGGAACTGGTACCAACGATACTGAACTAGGTTTTCCATTAAGTTACAAAGACACACCCAAGGGTGCTGAATATGAATTTGAAAACTTTATATTAACTCACAAATATTATACTAATCATTCAAATGCAGAATACCATAGAGCAACTTACTCAAAGGAACAAGTAGGTTACAATTTCTTTAAACAAGATAATGTGCTAAAAACTATTTACACACCAGCAGGTGATAATGCAGGTGCGTTTACAACTACTCAGTATAAAGTAGATACAGTAGACACACCACTAATACTACCACATGGATATGATAACTGGCGCACACAACCAGTATATGTGATTCATAATGTAAACGACAATATTTCAATTACAACAGAACACAACAACGGTACTTGTAATGTAATGCAAATATATAATGCAGAATTATACACAGTAGGCGAAAATCAAACAATTGAATTTGAAAACTTAACAACCCAGAACTTGAAAATTTTCTCACATGGTGTTGACATTGAAGTAACGCCTATTCCGGAAATTACATTTACAAGAACAGGAAATAAAATAACATTAGTAACAAGTGCATCAAGTAATGATACTTACTTTGATATTATTGCTTATGGTACAGAATGTTTGCAATCATTTATAATAACAAAAGAATGCGACCACCCTCTTTACAAACTCACAGTAAACGGCAAGAACATTGACCCATCAAAGGTAACAGTTGATGCAACAACTATATCAATTGACGAAAATGTATTAGCAGTTGATGACTTAGTTGACTTTAGTTGGAGAAGCAACGATTTACAAAACAAAACAACTAATGTAAGTTTGCCAGATGTACATGTTCACAACACAACCAATACAATGATCGAAACATTTACAATCAGTGAAACTATTAATCATTGGACAGATAAACTAAACACAATGCCAGGATTCAATGGCACTATGCTTAATGATAATAACTTTGCTAGCATACCACATACTACACAATATGGTGGAACAATTTTTGTACACGAGAATAGTAGTGCAATGCACGACATTAACTACTCTAATAAGCATGTGTCTATTACAGGAGCATTGCTAGAACAAGGAAAAGAGTTTGATGCATTTAGAACAAGAATTGGTGCTCAGGCTAGAAGAGAGTTTGTGTCATCTGGCGCAGCTAGTATCCAAGAACTAGCAGATAATACATTAGCTGCTATTATTAGAAACAAACAAAAGAATAAATTATATAGCACATCAAATATGATATATGGTGACCTTGCTAACCAGCAAACATTTGTTTTAGAAGGACTAGCACCAGCAATAAACTTTCCTAAAATATTTAAAACAAGATTTGTATTTAATGGTGATACTAATATTAGAGATCATGTATATGTTTACTTAACTGAACACGATGGCAACGACAAGCAAGTTAGACGACTTCTTTTAAAAGACAGAGATTATAGATTCTTAAGCGACACAGTAGAGATAGTAATTGATTATGAAAGTACATTGGATAGTGTATTTACAAAACCTAAATTAGAAGTTTATCATATTAAAATGGACGAAGCAAGTTTTGTTCCGCCTAGTATGGTAAAACTTGGATTAGCATATGGTGTAGAACCACAAGTAAACAACGGCATATTATATACACACGATGGTAAAGAAATAGATGTTACAGATGAAACTAGTTTGATAGATATAAATTCTACAACATTTGATCCTGTAAATGCAGTAGTATATGAAATAGAAAAACGCATATACGCTGGACTAGTTAAAGAAGATTACATGTACAATGATGAGAATCGTGGAAGAGATAGATTTAATTCTCCAGTAGAACACTTACCAACTAATCATTCTAACACATGGTTTGCATTAAATGATTTAAATAATTATTTAGAAAAACATTATTACAATTGGGCTTTACAACACAAAATTACAAGTTTAAATACAGATAACTATTATGATGCTACTGATCCATTTACTTGGAACTACAGTACATTATCAATTGGTAGTGAATCAATGCCAGGACATTGGAAGGGTGCATACACACATTTATTTGGAACATGCACACCACACCTTACTCCTTGGCACATGCTAGGACACGCATTTAAACCAACATGGTGGGATGCAAATTATGACTGGCGTACTACAGTAAATGGCGGCGATAATACAAAGCGTGATGCATTGATTAATGCATTAACAAAAGGCATAGTATCAAATCCAAGTAGCACTAGCACACATGTTGTACGAAATGCAAGATACACATGGAATTGGGTATTGCAATCTCCAGTTACCGAAGCAGGTACATTAGAAGATCCTAGCACAGTATTAGATTCTTCATCATTGCTTTCAAACATTGATAAAGAACAAGACTTTGTGTTTGGTGATTGGGGACCAACAGAAGCACAATGGAGACTAAGTGCAGAAGGACAAGCAGTATTATTAGATGCAATATTAAAATTGAATCCTGCAAAAGCATGGTCAGAGTTTTTCCAACCAGGCATTATTGGCAAGCATAACTCAATTATATCAAACCTAAATCATTATACAGAATTATTACCATCTGCTAAAGACTTTAAGATTCCAGGAAAAATTTATGAGAATAGTATTGAGAGCTTAACACTTAATAAAGCATCTGCAACCACATTAGAACGCACAGGATACTTTAAAATACTAGATGACAATTTAAGTACTATTGCTAAAGCAAGATACAGATTTACAACACCCGGAGCAACAGGATCAACTGAGGCTCTTAGTTTAATAGATAGAGGATTAGACTTTACAGGACATCCAATTGTTTCGTATCATGGATCAGATTCAGTTATTGATACATTAAATGTTGATATAAAACTTCAACAAATTCCATTTACTGCAAACGGTATAGCACAAGCACAATACAACTATATAGTTAGAAACAGCATAGAACTTAGTTTAGAAGATTTATATTCAACATTAATAACTAAATTGCAAGCAAAACTAAATGGATTTACTAGCAAACATTTATTAAACATCTCAGCAGAAACTAGTGCAATGGGCGACATTACATTAGGTATGGACGACTTTAATGTTAGCATGTACGAAGGTGCAGTTAATAAATCAATAACTGCAAGCTCAGTAGTAGTTACAAAAACATTAACAGGTTACAAAGTTAGAGGCTTTAATAATAATACAAGAGAGTTTAAATTCAACGAGCCAAACTTAATTAGTGCTGTAGATTACACAACACAAAATGTTTCTGGACAAACAATAAGACGATATAATAAATTTGTTACAACACCTAGCATAGTTGAATATGATGCACAGTTTGAAAAAATACAAGACACTTATAACTTTATAAGAGGTTATTGGAATTGGATGAACATGCAAGGATATGAGCTAGAATATAACGGTGATGTTTCAGCAATAGAATTTGTGGAATGGACACTAACTGCTGAAGTAGATAGTGAGATAACTTTAACAATAGGAAGACAAGTTAACTTTTCTCCTAAAAGCGGTCATGTGTATCAATATAATAATTTAAAATATAACAGTAATGATATCTTAGCATTAGATTCAACTAGAATAGATAATAGCAGCCTAGGCATTAAACGTGCAGACGGTAAAGTTACAATTGAAACAAAAGATAATCAAATGATAGGAAGTACTACTAGTGCAGTTGTTGACTACGATCATGTTATTATATTTGAAAACAAAACAAAACTAGGAGTGAATATCTTTGATGAGATTAAAAATAATAAACAAGAAAGATTTTTACTAGACGGACAACGAACACAACAATGGACAGGCGAAAAGAAGGCACCTGGTTACTTAGTATTTGATGACAGTATTGTACAAAACTTTGATAGTGCAGTACAAAGTGTTGATGACATGTATAGAACAGATGTAGATGAATTTAATCCATCTTTCTCAAAAGCAAAAGACTTAACAATTGGAAATGTAGAAGGACAGTTGCTAGACAATTTAGGCATCAATAAAAATGTACTTACAAAATATTACCAAGGTATGCTAAACGAAAAAGGTACTAAAGGTGCAATAGAGCATATAGGCAAAAGCGATATACTTCACAATAACGAAACAACTATCTCAGCATACGAACAATATATGTTTAGACAGTCACATTTAGGTAATGATGATTTTGAAAATGCACTTGAAATAGAAATAGTATCAAGTGATGTTAGTTCGTCTCCACAGATGATAACATTTGATCAAGCATCTACAGAATCAAATGTAATTAAAGCAGCAAACGGTAAAATTGTTAATGATAAGTCTATGACATTTGATACACTGGATTATGATAATTCAGTAAGTGACATACTTACAGGTGGAGAAGCATTAGTTAGTGAAACAAAATATAGTGTTTTAAATTCAACTCAACTTAGTACTGTGTTTGATAGTACCGAAGACTATGCAACAGTTCCAACTTGGAGTCCTAGAGTTAGCTTTAAAAAAGGTGACCGAATGAGATATAGAGGTCTTCTGTGGGAGTGTAATGTTGATTATACTGGACTTGATGTAACATCTCCAACAATTGAAGCTACATCGACTTTGGCAACTGCAGCTAGAGAAATTGATTTTGGAACAGTTGCAAACATTGCCGGAACAACAGTTACTATATCAAAAACAGATACAGAATTTAATGACATTGTCGCAACTGGATCAAGTTTTACTGCATTCGACGATACTGAAACATTGTCAATAGGTTACCCACTTAACATGGCTACTATTACATTTGATAAGAAAGTAGTCGTACCAACAGTTACAGCTCCAGCACAAATACTTGCAAATGCTGGCCCACCTAGTTTATCAAATGTTACTGGTAGAGCTATTACTATTAATATTGGAGCTTCAGGAAGTGCCGGTGTTGATTATGTAGTTAACTTTGACACAACACCATCAGACCTAACTGAAAACTTTACAGGCGATGGAGTAGCAGATACATTTACAATATCAACAGTACTAAGCGGAAGTACATATGGTGTTGGTAGTGTAACTGTAGGTGGAACTCCAACAAATGCATTTACAGTACTTGGACAATCATTAACATTTAGTACACCACCAGCATTAAATGATGCTATTGTGGTAACACTAGAACATGTTCCAGATCAGATGAGTTCATCACAGGTTGTAGCTCGTATTAATACACAAGTAACAGATTCTAGATTTACAGCATCACTTGATACATCCGGCGTAACAGATTTGTTGCTATTAAGTTATGGTGGCGCAGCATCGGATAGTATAGACATTGAACTAACATTAAAAGCTGGATCATCAAATAACGAATTAGGATTTATAACAAATCCAATTAATGGACAAAAAGGACCTATTCCTCAAACAGTATCAAATATTGTTAACTCAGCAAATTTAACAGTTGAAGAAGTAAAAGATCAAATTAATGGCACTGCCGCACTTTCTCCTACTATAACTGCAACAGTTGTTAGTGGAAACTTAGTATTAACAGATACAGATGGTTCTAATCCATTAATGCTATCCGACGGCCTTGGATCAACATTAACATACTTAGGACTAAGTGCAAGCTATCCAACTAGTACAACAACAGTTAATCGCGAAGCAACATTCTCTGAAGCAGTAGCAGACATACAGGCGGCTCTAATTGCTGCAAGTGTAACAGATGTTAGTATTCTTGTAGTTGGTAATCAAATTAAAATATCATCCACTGGTTCAAGTTTATCACTAGGTGATACTACATTTAACTCACAGATTGGTTTACCAACAGGTATCATAGATGCAGTAGTTGGTGATGTTGATAATGTATGGGACGACGATCATGCAGCTAAGTTTACTGCAATAGTAGACGACCCAGCATTGTACAATATATTAGTAGCAGATGACAGTGACTTTGAAATTGAAAGCTCAGGCTCAGTAGTTACAAAGTTTTGGAGTTGGAATGTACTACAAGTTACACAAAGACAAAGAGATGTAGGCGGAGTATTAACTTCAACACCATTGTATAGTTTACCAAGTGCATCTGCAAATGCTTTAACAGTAGCAGAAGGCGGCACAGCTACTACATGTGGCATATGTGCTGGCGCTTCGAGTAAAGACGGTAATGATGCAGAAATAACAACTAACCTTCCACACGGATTACAGGTAGGAGACTGGGTACAATTATTAAATACAGACACTACTCCAACAATAGACGGTATACACAAAGTAACAAAGGTAGACTCAACTGATACTCAAATATTTTATATTGACGAATACATTGAGAAGTGTGGTAATGCACAATCAATTATGCCACTAGTAACTACTAGGTTTGCAAACATAGATCAAAGAGACGGTAATGGCACAGCACTTTATAATAATATAACAGGTGCAGATAATGTGGCACGATGGAATATACCTAACGCAGCCAATACATTTATTAGTAATTTAGAAACATTTAACGCAGCTCCTAACAACTATCGCAGAGGAACATATGTATATTCTGAAACAATAGGTAAAACTAAAACTAATGCAGATACACTTGTTGTAGGTAACTTGTATACGATATTAACATTAGGCAATACAGACTTTACACCACTAGGTGCATCTCAAAATGTAGTGGGAACTGTATTTAAATCAAACGGTACTAGCATAACTGGAACTGGTACTATTATAACTGATTTAATAAGAGTCAACGAAACAAGGCCAACTAATAAAGACATTGACAGTGTGATAATTTATAATCACAAAGAGAACATTTCAAGGATACAATTAGAAGTATGGGATCCTATGAGAAAAATTATTCCTGGCATAGCTCAAGAAAACTTAGATTATATTAACTTCTCCGATAACGCAATTTACACAACATCAACAGATGACAACTACTCAGAAGACTTAGACAATGCTTGGGGCACAGAGCAAGTTGGAACAAGATGGTGGGACATAAGTAAAGCACGATACTATGATTACGATCAAGGTAATTTATCATACAAGACAACAACATGGGGTGCATTATATCCTGATGCAGAAATAATAGTATGGGAATGGATTAAATCAAGTGTAGCTCCAGACGACTATGCTGATGCAGTATCCAATGCAACAGAATTGTTTGGAACAATTGCAACTGGCGAAGCATATTCTGTGTACGACAGTGTTGCAAAAGAAACTTTATATTATTATACAACTGAAAAACAATACAACAACGAAACTGGATCTTACAGTGATGTATATTACTACTGGGTTAAGAATAAAACATCTATATCAGATACAAGAACACTATCAGCATTTGATGTTGCCAATATAATTAAGAATCCATCAACAAGTGGTATTAGTTGGTTTGCAGTAACAGGTGCTAACGAAATCCTTGTTGATAATATAAGTTACTATGTTGAAGATGAAAACACTGTATTACAAATTAACAAAGCAGGTAACAAATATAACTCACACAACGAATGGACTCTTATTGCTAAAGATTCAGATTTAATTCCAGAGTACTATGTTAATGCTATGAAACTTAACTTCGCTGGAGTTGATAGCAATGGAGATTCTATACCAAACTCAGCATTACACAGGTTCAACAGATACGGAGACGACATGTCTATTGGTCAAACATGGTTTGACGATTTGCCGGATGCAAGAAGAAATGCTGTTGTAACACTTAATACGCAACTTGAACATATTAATTTAAAAGACGAATTTGAAGGTACTTGGGATAAAACTCTCAATGCTAATAATTTCCCTACGCTATTATGGAAATGGATTGACTATACATTAGAATCATACACAGGCACATATACACATACAAAGATAATTAAAACTTATGCAGAGTTAGATACAATAGATAGAGATTATCATTCTGTTGTTAAGATGAGAATATTTGATGAGATAGATGCAGTAGATAGAAGCGAAATATATGCATACAACGAATCAACTAACATATGGGAATTAGTTCTTAAAAAGAACAATACAGTTAAATTTGATGAAGCCTTGTTATCAGCAATTGGTGGATGGGATAAAAATGCATGGGACTCAACTCCATATGACTTTGCAAACATTGCCAACTATTGGGAAACATTAATGGATGCACTGAACAATGATATATTTGTTGATTATAACAAACATCAAATGAATACATTCTTCTTTAGTGTTATACATTATATATTAAGTTCGTTCAGTCAAACTACTTGGATTAGAAAAACAACATATGTTAGATTAGAATTTACTGGTGCAATTAATACAACTGCTAGAAAGTATACTAAAGATAAAATTAATAATGTAATTGGATACATACAGGAAGTCAAGCCGTTCCATACTAAATCAAGTACAATACTAAACAAGCATACACATGTTGACGAAGTAGGACTAACTGTTACTGAAACTCCACAAACAATTATAACTGTTAAGCCACAGTCATATGATGCAGTGTATGGAGGCAGTGATATATACGCAGGAGCTGACTTTACAAACGCAACATTTGTTGATTCAATTACAGGTGAAGGTTCAGATGTATATGCAGGCCCAGACTTTCAAAGTCCCGAATTATTTAATTATACAACAACCGGTCATAACAGAAACAGTTTAGTAGAAATTAAACCATTAGAACTATTAAGAATTAATGTGCAAACAAATGCATCAGGTAGCACACATGCTAATGACTCATTAACATTTGCACACATACAAGACTACAGTGGATATGTAAACACATATGCATTAACAGAAGCAAACGAAACAACATTATCAGTACCACTTGCATTAGCAGACACAACAATAACCGTAGCAAGCACAGCTGCATTTAGTAGTGTTGGTATTGCCTATGTAAACGGTGAACTAATAGAATATGTTGTAGCAGATGCTACAACACTAGGAATTACAAAACGCGAACTAGCAGGAACATTTAAAGTGTTAGCAAGTGTAGGTGATTCAATAACAGATGTAACTAATACAAAACTTACATTTGCAAACGAAGATCCAAGTCATTATCAATATAATGATTTAAGTGATACGATTTTAAACAGCCCAGGCTCAACACAAGCACAAGAGTTGCAGACATTAGGCAAGGGTATAGAGTTATAACACTATTTAAAGAAAAGCATAAATAGTGTATAAGGAATAGGAATATGAAAACATTAAACGAAAACTCAAACGTTAAAGTAGAAGGACATGTTGTAATCACAGATGCTGATTCAGGTGAAGTTTTACTTGACAAATATAACGCAATTAACTTCCAAAACTTTGCATTTGCAGTAGCACAAGCAATGAGTGGAGACACTACATATGCAGTAAACAAACTAGAATTTGGTTACGGTGGTACTACAATTGACGTTAACGGAAACATGACATACAAAGATGCAAGAGTATCTGGTCAATCAGTAGATGGATTATATAGTACAAGTCCTGCAACAATTGGTGCAGACCCAACAGTAAGTCCATTACAGAAAGCAGCTACATTTATTGTTAATAATGCAGCCAACCAACCATACTCAGACTTAGAGTGTAAAGTTATATTAGATTATAACGAACCAGACGCAACAGGACCAGTTACAGACAATGCATCAGACTTTGATGATCCAGATAGTTTTGTATTTGATGAGATTGCATTAATGTCTAGTGCAGGCACATACTTAACACATTTAATATTTCATCCTATTCAAAAAAGTAATAACAGAAAATTAGAGATATTATATACTCTAAGAATTAGAGCAGGAGTATAACATGGCATCAGGATATACAATTAGCAAACACGGTGTAACAGGCACTAACAATGGCGGAAGTTTTAATATTGCTGATGAAACTGTAAATGTAACAGATACTAGTTTAAGTTTAGTGGGCAAGTATCATGTTGGATACGGTGCCGACATTGCTCAAAACCAAGTCAGCTTATTAGAAAATTTTGCAAGCGACACTGCTCCAAATAATCCCATTGAAGGACAGCTTTGGTGGAATCCAGCAGATGACCAGTTGTCTGTACGAAGCAACGGTACATGGATAGGAGTTGATGCAGGATCAAAAGTAGTACAAGTATTAGACACAGGAAATATTTCCCATACAGTTGTTCTATCTAAAGTAAACGGAGTAATTACATCTCTTGCAAGTTCAGATACTACAGACTGGGTTATTAATATTTCTGAAACAGATATCGAACCTTATTTTAGAGATGCAGGCGATATTAATGCAGCTGATACGGCAACTATCAAAGCAGGTATTAATTTAAATACAAATAGTGTAAAGGCAATGAAGTTTCACGGAACTGCAACTACGGCACTATACGCTGACGTGGCAGAGCTTTATACTTCGGATAAAGAATACGAACCAGGACATGTTATGAAAATAGGTGGAACTGCCGAGGTTACAGAAACATCAGAGGCAGCTGATACAGATGTACTAGGTATTGTTACAACTGATCCAGCGTTATTAATGAACAGTAAGTTAGCAGGAGTTACAGTGGGCATAGCATTGCTTGGTAGAGTTCCATGTAAAGTTACTGGACAAATTACCAAGGGTGACAGGATTGTTACTAGTGGTACTCCAGGACACGGACAGTCAGCACACAATGTTAATGAACACAGTTATCAGCAAGTTATAGGCAGAGCACTTCAGTCTAAAACAACTCCGGGCGAAGGCGTAATAGAAGTAATAGTTGGAGTAAAGTAAATGCAAGTTAAGCCTACTGCGGTTATCACAGGTGGATTAATAGAAGCCAATCATTTAAATGATCTTGTAGATTATTATAATGAATTCTGGCATGATCCTATTACCGGTGGGTTTTCTTTTGATGATGATCATAGCACAGGAACAGACGACAGAAGATATGGATGGGGACAAACATTAGCAACTATAACACCCACACCACAAGGTCCTCCCAATGCAACAATAGTAACCATAAGCGATATTAATCAGATCACTTCTCAACTTAATGCAGGCGCATATCACAAAGAAGACAATGTCATTACAGCAGGGCTAATGCCTCTCACTGATCTTACTGTAACACCTGAGGTTAAAATTCCTACCACATTATATAACTCTGTAGTTGACTACGCTGAAAGTTTAAAAACAGACAAATACAAAGTAGACTGGATTAATTTAAGTTTAGCAGAAGTGATATCAACTAATACTGCTAGCTGGACAGACGACTTAGAAATAATTCATAAATTTATGTTTACAGACTATAACGAAGCTAGACACTTTTTTAATAGTGGTGGCGAGCTAACACTTGAGCTAGGAATGGTCGAGGGTGGCGATGCATATAATAATGTATGGAGAGATATATTTGATCAGTTTGATAGTATTAGAATTGGTGCAGAAACTTGTAGAGTTGTAACAGACGACGACTCGGGCGAAACACAATGGGATGTTGTATCTACAAGTGGATTGAACAAAGGATTTTATACAGGAATACTATATTCAACTACACCAGAATTTAATACTATACTTGATGCAGGTGTTTTTCATTATCATAGTGTAGGCGGAGATGCATACGCATATGCATATGTATACATGTATAGTGAGTATAATAGTAGAAGAATAAGAATCCAATTAAAAGCAGATCAAGTTGGCGGAACATTTAATGTATATGTTAAAGTTATACTAATTGAAGATGTTGATGATATATCAGCTATTACACAAGATATAACACTTACATCTGGATATGCACAACCAAGTACTGCTCCAGTGTTAAATGATCCAAGTGATCCTGGATTAAATTATACAACAGTGGGATCTACTGTATTTAGATTTTTAGAACGCAATGCACCAACAGTTATGGAAGAAACACCATGGACACCAGTGGATGCACCAGATGGCGAACAACTAATTGACTGGACTTCAGATACAAATGTTGATCCGGAATGGACGCTACACAGCGGTAGCAGATACAAAAAAAATACTTAAATCCCCTATTGACAAACCCTACTAAATAGTGTATTATATACATATATAATAAAGGAGTATTCTATGGACGAAAGACTCGAAAAGGCATTAGACTTTAGTAACTATGCTTTAACGATTAACAATCAAAAGAGAAACATCAGGAACAGAGTAGCACAACTACAAATTGTACATCACTTAGGTGGTGTGTTTATTGCTGACCATGAAACAATAGCGTTTATAAAAACATTAATAGATTTAAAACATAAAAAATCTATTGTCATTGATAGCAAAAACAATCCTATTACAGTAAAGAAATTATCAGAACTATTAGAAAAATTAGTTGATGCATACACTAGTGCTACTACAGAATTTGATATTGAAAATGAAAAGATAAAGAAAGCACGAAACATTAAGAAAATAATGGACTGGTAATGGAATCTATTCTAGAACCAAAAGGCGTATGCTTCTTTGCTTACAACAACGATCAATTAGATTATGTTAAGATGGCAACAGTAGCTGCCAGATATGTTAAAAAGAATTTAAAACTTCCAGTGTGTTTAATTACTGATGAAGGAAGTGAAGGCTGGCTAGAAGAAAGTCATTCTAAAGAGCAAATTAATCAAGCATTTGATTATATTGTAACTACCAATGACGAGATGAAACAAAACAAAAGACGGCACTTTGATAGTCCATGGACACAATTTGCTGCACAATTTAATAATAGTAATAAGCATAAAATATATCAATACAGTCCGTTTGAACAAACGCTACTGCTAGACATTGATTATATTGTAAAGACTGATATGCTATTAAAGTATTTTGATAACGAACGACCGTTGTGTATGTTTGATCGAGCTACTACACTTAGACACGAATTACCTGCAAATGAAGAACGCTTCTTATATGATGCAGGAATTAAAATGTGGTGGAGTACTGTTGTGTATTTTGACCGTAGCGACTTTAGTAAACTATTTTTTGATACATGGGCTCATGTAGCAGAGAACTATGAATTCTATCAATACTTGTATAACTTCCCTAGCAAACTATTTCGCACAGACTATTGTGTTAGTATAGCAGTACATATACTAGCAGGAATGCAAGAGACTCAGTTACTGTTAGGTAACTTCGACGACACTTCTCTAATGAACATGAGCCAGAAGGATGATATTATTGAAGCTAAAAATGACAATGAATGGATAATGGTTGCACACGATCAGAAAGAAGTATGGAAACATATTTTAGTTAATTCGTCCAACCAAGATATACATGTTATGAATAAAAGAGCACTTGGTCGTGTGCTACCGGATTTAATGGAGGCACTAGATGGAAACAGTTAAAGAACACCGCGGTTACGTAATATTAGCAATGGAATCGTTTGAGTTTGAACAGGCTACTGCACTTGCATATAGTATTAAGATACTCAACCAAGATGCTAGTGTGACACTAGTAACTAACTTTACAGATCGTGTGCCAGAGCATTGTAGAGAAATATTTGATCATTTAATAAAATTGCCATATGGCTTTTCAGATGGCACAAGAACAAACGATTGGCAACTATATTGGGCAACACCATATACACATAACATTGTTATTGATTGTGCAAGTCTTGTAAAAGAAAACCACGATAGCATATGGGAATACTTAGAAGATCATTATGACATTTACTTTTTTGATAATTGTTTTAATTTTAGAGGAGCGCCGTTAATAAATAAAAACTTTGAAATACTAAAAACAGAATATAAACTTAATACAGTGTATTCGCATATGTTTTACTTTAAGCATGACACTGATTTATCGCTTGCATTTTTTAAACTAGCAGATGCATTTATGCAAAACTGGCGAGATACTTTTGCACATTACTTATCAAAGGCACATATTCCAGATCTATACAATAGCGATTTAATGTATAGTATATTAAACACAATAGTATTATACGATAACGCACCTGCACATAATATTATCAACACAATTAATATGCCGGCTACACTAGTGCATGGTAACATTGGTAGATGGAATAAATGGACTGATAGATTAAACACATGGTCGAGTAACAATGCAAAAGTAAAAATACAAAATTATGCAGTTGCTACTAATTTATATTACGGAGAACAAGAGTTCCTAACAGAAGATATTTTTAATGGTCACAAAAACACTTACAGAGCCACAGCAAAACGATAGCCGTACTTATTATATAGTATTTGATACTAACGGTAACATTCGTAAGATCAATAGTTCACCTGTGGGTAAGCTAGCTGACACTACCCTTACTCAGATTGAAAGTAATAATCCTGTATGTAAGAAATTAATAAAGGGACAAGCAAGTATAAAAAAGTATGGAATTATATGGGACCTTGTTAATGATAAATGGAACATTGGTAAACGCAGTACTAGATTAATATTAGAATCAAGTGATAATAAATTACTGCCATTTAAAAACGACATTGAAAGAAAAGATACAGAATTATTTGTTGACATACATTATAATGACAATGCTGCTGTAGTTCATGCTAATAAAGGAAACATACAAAGCATTAAAAATTTAAGTGACATACAAGAAATATCAACAAAAAAGACAGAGCTGTTAGACATATATGTTACAAAAAAGAATGATCCAGATTATTTAATTACAGTGATTAACATAGATCCCTTAACACTTTTTAAAGAAGGATCGCAAACAATAGAGTTGGATAAAACAATTACAGAACATGTAGACTGGAATAATATAAGTTTATATGCAAAGCCAGTATTTGAAAATTATGGTTATAAGTTACTATCAACAAAGTCTATTTCTAAAGCAACCGAATCGTATAAGATATTAAAACAAGCAAATGCAGATAATAAGACTAGCATAAATATTAACGTAGTAGATAACCAATTAACAATTGAGTCTGAATTAAATAAAGATCTTCTTTATTTCTTTGAAGGCAAGAGTTCACTAAAGTTTATTGTATGCGATGATCAACCAGATAATTTTGTAGGTGCAGTTAGTGTGCCAACTAAACTTTTAATTGACGAAGATAAAATTACTACTACAATCGATTTTAAATGGCCAAAGAAGCCGTTGTTATTATATAAGAGTAATTATATAACACTAAGTATAGGAGAAAATAAATGATACTGAATAAATCAATATGGACAAATAGGACCACAACAAGATTCTTTTCAGAAGAAAACACTGATATACCAAAAAAAGATTTAAAATATTTACAAACAGTAATTAATAATATTCCTAGCCAGTGTAGTATTAAGGGACACTTTTGGATGTATCTAGGAAGAAGCGAAAGAGATATGAAACTTCGCACATGGTTACAGGAAAATGTATTCTGGATAAGAGAAGAAGGTGGCGCCGAAGATGGAACAAAAGAATAC